TCATGTTCCCCCCCTCGTACCCCCCTGGTTCTGTCTTGGCAGGGGGGTGCTCTTTTGTCGCCAGGCTCAGGTGGGCGGCTTTTTTCGTTGGGCCCTTCTCTTGGCCTTGGCGCCATCATCTGCTTTGGGGTTCAGCTTCCAAGTCAACGAATCTCCATCACGCTTAATCCATCCAGGTCCGAATCGATGCTGGCAAATCGTAAGGAGCTTGCTGAAGCTGCTTCCTTCGTTTTGATTCAACCCATCTGTGCGCGACAGCGTCCGGCCCGTATCTATTAGCCAAAGCCTTTTCTTGAATTTGACGTGATAGGTCGAGTCGTTATGCATGGATATTATCCTACGCAATGTTTCGATAATGAGACGACCGTGGGTCTTGGCAGATAGAGAAAAGTCATGGACGACAACAATAATAAAATCCCAGGGAAGCGCGCCTCCGATACAAGTCAAGGCGGCGACTATTCGAGCTACCCCGAATACGCAAGGCAACCCAAAAAGGTCACGCGCGAGCGGCTAACTCGGGAAGGAAACCTAGGCGCCTTCAATGAAAAGCGGGAAATGCTTATAGGACTTGGTATTCCCGCTGGCGAGGCTTGGGTGGCGGCGGCCGAATCGTTTCCGCCCGTGTCGCCAGAGAATCTTCCGCCGCTCCCCAAAGGGAAGGTGCGACCGGAAGACGGCCTTGTCCTGTTTGGCGACCGGGTGGACAAAGAGGTGTTCGGAGATCGAGACTGCCCATCGCATGTTGCCGTCAAGTGGGTCGCTGACAACGTGGTGCTGAAAGAAGTGTCGGCCAAGGATGCGCCGAGCCCGATGGCGTATGGCATGCTCAGGTGGGCACAACGCACACCTTCAAACGAAAGTTGCTTTTGGAAAGACCTGTCTACACGCATCTTTCCAAGCCGCGCCGACTTGGATTCGCAACTCCGGTTTTCCGACAAGGGAGATCAAGTTATTCGCGCGATCGAAGAACTTGAGAAGATGTCATCGGAGTCTGGGGAGTGATTTCTTGGCCGCAGTCGCCAGGAGCCGAGGCTCTGCCGTACACGCCGACAGAAGACCACTCGGATCGCTGTCCATACTACAACCTTGTTCCGAAAGAACAGTCCGCCAACCTGTTGTGGCGCAAAAAGATAATCAACCGCGCTGCTGGCGATCGGGAAATGCAGCAAGACTTGTGGGTCATGTGCGCCAGAGACGTTCTGTTCTACATAAACACGTTTTGCTGGATCTTTGAGCCGAGAACTAGGGCGGTTCTGCCGTTTATTACGTTTCCTTTCCAAGACGATGCAATCTTGGAAATATGCGACTGCATAGGTAAGCGCGACTTGGTCGTCGTGAAGTCCCGCGACATGGGGGCCTCATGGATGTGCATTACGGCAATGGAATGGACGTGGCACTTCCACTCGTTCGCATCGTTCTTGTGGATGAGCCGAAAAAAGAGCCTCGTTTACAACCCCGGAGATCCAAAGGCCCTGTTTACCAAGTTCGCATTCCTTCATCAGCACCAGCCAGGATGGCTTCTGCCGTCTACGCACCAGAAAGAACTGCATTCTCTGAACATCGACAACAACAGTGTTATCGATGGCGAAACAACAGCAGAGTTTTCTGGGGTCTCTGATCGTCGGCTGGCTGTGTTCAAGGATGAGTTCTCGAAGATGGATAACCAGGCGACCATCTTCCGTGGAATGCGGGATGTAACCAACTGCCGCATCTGCTTGTTTACGCCTGAAGGCTCTGGGAACGTCGCCTACGACATTTCCAGGGGTGACAGTTCTGAGAATTTCCAGCAAATGAGGCTCTGGTGGCCAATACACCCCAACAAAAACCGGGGCCTCTATGTGGCCGGACGGGCAGACGTAAGGGTGCTCAACCCCGAAAGCCCACCGCCGGACGGATACAAGTTTATCCGTGATGGCAAAACGAGAAGTCCCTGGTACGACGCCGAGTGTGCCAGGGCACGCCACAGCAGTGATATCGCCCAAGAGCTTGACATGGACTTTATCGGCTCTGCGTCAACCTACTTCGAGCCAAGCCTAATCGACAAGTGCGTTGGATCGATGGTCGAGCCTCCACGGTATACCGGAGCGCTGGAATACACCGTTGACCCAATTCAGCCTACACGGTTTTCCTCCATGGCAAAGGGCCGGCTCGATCTGTGGTGCCCCCTTCAACAGGGAAGGCCCACCTACGATCACAGGTATGCGATAGGTGCCGATATCTCGTCGGGAACGGGGGCATCCAACTCCTGCCTAGTCGTATCTGACATTACAACCCAGGAGCAGGTTGCCGAATACACCGATCCCCACATTCGTCCAGAGGAACTGGCTGAATTGGCGGTGGCTTTGGCCATGTGGTTCCACGACGCCAGCGGAGATCCGGCCCACATGATTTGGGAGGCTCCGGGGCCGGGACGAAACTTTGAGGCCAGAATACTCGACCTGGGCTTTAGGAATTTCTACCACCGACGAGATGAGAGAAGTCTGGTTCGTCGCAGGAAAAGCAACATTCCGGGGTGGTGGCCGACCAAGGATGAAAAACAGCGCCTTTTCGGAGACTTCAAGGCGGCCCTTCACGAAGATTCGTTCCAGGTAAGGTCTAAGCACCAGTTGGAGGAATGCAGGCACTTCATCTATACCAATACAAGGTGGATATTGCATACCCGAGAGTCAAACTCCCACGACCCATCCGGGGCCGGCGAACAGCACGGAGACCGGCCTACAGCGGGCGCCCTCTGCTATAAAATCGCCAAGGAAAAGGCGGCCCCCCCAGGCGAAGGCCCGGTAACCATTCCTGTGGGATGTTTTGCCTGGAGGCGGAAGATTTGGGATGAGGAGCAGTTGGAGACTACGATGTGGTGATGGCACCGCGAACATGCCTGTCGTTACCCGTAAGCGCGGGCGTAAGAATGGTATAGACTACACATACCTCTGGAGCCAAGGATGGCTAAGAGATTCAATCCAAAAAACGAACGTCAAATGTCTCGGCTTGTGAACGCCGTTCAGTGGTCTCGTAAAAAGCAGGAGGCGTTTCGGTCCCACAGGCTTGAGGCGATAAAGCAGTTTGTTGGGTTCCATTACACCGAAGACCACTCCGGGGCAGAGGATCGGGTTCCCATCAACCTAATGGAGCTTGCGGTATCGACGTATCGTCGTCAGCTATCAGCCAGATCGCCACAAGTCGTTGTCAATGCGCTGGATAATTCACTTAAGCCGTTCTCCTCAGATTTCGCACTGGCAATCAACCACCTGATTAAAGAAATAGACCTGCGGCGATCTATAGACGATGTGGTTGTAGACGCCCTTTTCTCTTTCGGCATCATGAAGGTTGGCATTACAGATCCGTCTCTCGGTGAGAGCCTGGGATTCCGACACAACGCCGGCCAGCCGTTTGCAGATCCGGTGGATCTGGACGACTGGTGCCACGATATGACGGTAAAGCGGTACGAGGAGGTTGCGTTTGCCGGCAATCGCTTCCGGATGCGGTGGGAAGACTTCAACGAGTCGCCAGTGTTCAAATCTGGTGGCACCAGGCCGACAATGCGTACCGCTTTCAACGAGCAGGGGGACGAGCGGGTATCTGGCTTGTCCACTGGGGGCGAAACCGGGGGCGACGAAGAGTTCAAAGACATTGTTGAGATATGGGATCTCTGGCTGCCTCATGACAGGCTTGTCGTATCTCTTGCGGTAGACGATTCGGGAAACATCGTTCCCAAGCCGGTCAGCATAGTTGACTGGGAGGGCCCCGAAAGGGGGCCGTATCACCACCTGGGTTACAACAGGGTTCCGAACAACGTCATGCCCCTGGCTCCGGTGTCGATCATGATGGACCTTCACCTGCTCGCCAATACGCTGTTTAACAAGATGGGGCGGGATGCAGAAAGGCAGAAGACTGTCGGCCTTTATCAGGCTGGACACGAAGCTGACGCCGATCGGGTACGAACCGCCAAAAGCGGTGAAATGGTGAGAACGGAAAACCCTGAATCGTTCAAAGAAGTCAAATATGGAGGGATCAGCGGCGAGCAGATGCTGTTTTTCTCGAACACGAGAGACCTGTTCGTCTACCTGAATGGCAATATCGATTCCCTGGCCGGATTAAGTCCGCAAGCAGAGACATACGGACAGGAGCGAATGCTCTCGTCCGCTGCCTCTCAGAGAATCCTTGAGATGCAGGATCACACGGTCACGTTTGTGCAGGGCGTTGTCGAGGATTTGGCCGACTATCTCTGGTACGACCCGCTGATAGACCTTCCCCTGGTGAAGCGAGTAGAAGGAACCTCGATGGAGCTTCCCATCAGGTTTAGTCCAGAGTTGAGGGAGGGAGACCGGCTGGATTACAACCTGAGCATCTCTCCGTTCTCTATGCAGCATCGGTCACCAGGAGAGAAACTACAAACGATCAACCTAGTCCTGAAGGAATTGGTGTTGCCCATGCAAGATCAATTTATGGCTCAGGGCGTCGGTATTGATCCGGTCGCCCTGTTTGACCTGATTGCCAGATATTCAGACACACCAGAGATAAGGGATGTGCTGACTGGAATTCCGGCAAAGAATGCCGGCGGGTCGCCAGGCAAGGAAATGCCGAGAAAGTCACCCAACACAACCAGGACTGAAATCCGGCGTTCGATTCCTGGCAAATCACGCGAGGGCACATCCAACATCCTTCAGTCTGTTCTTCTTGGTGGCGGCGCAAACAAAGACCAGACTGCGACCCTCGATCGCCCGCTTAGTGGGCGCGAGGAATAAACACACAGGAGATATCCATGCCACGGGTTGGATCAAAAAAATACCCCTATACCGCATCAGGAATGGCTGCAGCGAAGGCCGCAAAGAAAAAGAGGGTGAGAAAGAAGGCACCGGGCGGCATCAGCGAAGCCGCATCCCGGTCGATCTTGGCGAGGGAGATGCTGGCAGATGCCGCCTCCCGAAAAAGTCGGCCCATGGGGCCCGTTGTTAGCGCAGCCGGAAAAGTGGCCGTTGGTCGGAAAAAAAAGACCGCTGGCCGAAAACGGTAGTCCTGTAATGCTGTTTACCTACGAGACCACATTTTGCCGATCGCCAGGAGAACTGGTAGACGTTTTCCTCACGACCAGGGGCGACCCCCCCCCAAAAATGATCGTTTTAGACGACGGACGCCCGGCCCGGCGCAACAAGGCGGCCGAAATGGGTGGGTTCGATGCGACTCCTGGCAACTGGCCCAAGGAGTGTGACGCTCTTGGCGTTCATCCCTCACAAGCCAAGGAGGCCCAGGCTGATGCCCGCAAGGCTGGCATTACCGGAATAAACTTCAAGGAATGCGGGATATGCGAGATTCGTGATCGGAAGGCAAGGAGCAGATATTTGAAGCACAGGCAAATGTTCGACAAGGATGGCTGCTATGGAGACTAGGGCCGCAATATGGGTTGTAACCGCATATAGGTGGCCCTACGATTGCCATAGCGGGATAGAGCAGGGGTAGCTCGCCTGCCTCATAAGCAGGAGGTCGCAGGTTCAAATCCTGTTCCCGCTAGTATTCCTGACAAACGGACAATCAAAAGTAAATCAGATATGCCAAAACAAGCAACGATGGCTGAAACGCCAGAAGATATGAAAAAAGAAATCGACGCCGAGGCCATGGACGGCTCAGAAGGTTTCGATCCGGCATCTGAGGAAGCCGAGTATGCATACTTGGGCCCCGAAGTTCAAAAAGCAGATGCCGCGCCCGCGCCCGACACGGAAGTCGATGGCGCGGGTTCAGACGACGAACAGATTGACGAACTTGAGAGCGCCGAGGGCCCCCATGAGCCCGAGCCCAAGGCGGTTACTCCGAATGAGATTTCAGACGATCTCATTCTTAGAGCGTCCGATTACGGATTTTCGCCAGATGACGCAAATGAATTTGGCACGCCGGAACAGCTTTCCAAAATGTTGGATCTTTTGGACAAGCGTTCCGATGCCCCGAACACCGTGGAGCCGGACGCTCCTGTTCGGGAAGAGTCGGCAAATCCCGACGCCTCGCCGGCCCAAAAACTGACCAATACGCTTGACCCCGATCTATACGACGAAGACCTAATTGCGCAGATGGATTCTATGGTTGAATCTATAAACGCAAGCGTGGTTGCGCTCGGTGAGCGGGAAGACGCCATCAATTCGATGATTGAAGAACACAGGCTGAAACGACAGAACGAAGAAGCCCAAACCTTCGACCAAATGTTTGATGGGGAAAGCCAGGAATGGCAGCATAAGTTCGGAGCAGGCCCAACGTCGGACCTCCGACCAACGGGCGCCCATTTCAAGAATCGCCAGCGCGTTCGAGATGAAATGGAAGTGCAGAGGATAGCGCTGGCCGAACGTGGTCAAGTCTTGGACGAAAAGGCGTTGATGGAACGAGCCGTAAGTATTTCCTTTAACGATTTTCACCAGCAGATTGCGAGAAAGCAGGTCGAGAAACAAGTCGAAGACCGAAGGGGGCAAATGCTTCACCGTCCCACGAGCGCCACCAGGGATACGACCGGGAGGCGCGCCACATTGAGCCGCATTGCGCAGTTCATGAAAGATCGCGGGATGATTGATGGCACTGGGGCCCCCACCTCTGTTTCTGAAGATGAAATAGACTTCGACGGGTAGACCCGCTTTTCATATAAGAAAGGGGCAGCCGGATGGCCGTCTTAAACAGCGATGATATTGCCGATCTCGTCGCACTAACTCAGAGAGAACTAGGCAAATTCAAGTGGACAGAGATTGCGACCGACACAGCTTCTCATGTTGCCTTTAACGAATTGATGCGGCGCAAACGCCGCCAAATCACCAGTGGTTACGGGGTTGAATTCTCCGTAATGGTGAAGCATTCTGGTGCCGCAAGGCGTACCGGACTTTTCAGCACAGACTCACTGAACGTACAGGATGTATTCGTAAGAGCCTCGATTCCGTGGTCTCACTGGACTTCTGGATGGGCCCTGGACGTTAGAGAAGTGCTCATGAACAGAGACCCGGCGCGTATTCTTGATTTGGCCAAGGGCCGGCGCGCAGATGCAATGATCTCTTTGGCAGAATTGGTCGAAACCGATTTCTGGTCAAAGCCCGCAACTTCGGCTACCGACGACCAGGTGTACGGAGTCGATTACTGGCTCGTTTACTCGGCCACCTCGGGATTCAACGGCGGAACGCCGAGTGGATTCAGTGATGTTGCCGGATTAAACACCACCACCTACCCGCGTTGGCGGAATTACACGGACCAATACACCTCAGTCAGTCGCACAGATGCGATCAGGAAGATGCGAGAAGCATCGACCAAGTGCGGATTTGTGTCGCCTCTCGGGTCTAACGTCTCGTCGTACAACACCGGCAATGACTTCGGATACTACGTTCCGTATAGCGTCCTGAGCACCATGGAAGAGATTCTGGAAAGCCAGAACAGCAACCTTGGTTCAGACCTTAACAGCATGGCCGGGCGAACGATGTTCCGGCAAAACCCGGTCGTTTGGGTTCCCCAACTTGATTCCAAAACCGGAAGTCCAATTTACGGCATTAACTGGGGCGTCTTTAAGTTCGTGTTCCTCGCTGGCGACATGATGCGAGAAACAACAATTTCAGCTAAGCACGGCCAACACAACGTGAGCGAAACGCATATCGATTGCACCGTGCAGGTGGAATGCCGTGACCGCCGCCGCAACTTCCTGTTGGCAACTGCCAACCCTGCATAAGAAAGGAGGGATAGCATGGCTATTCCATATCCTGTTACCTCTCATCAGCAAGCTACAGCGCCGGGCGGAACGACCAAGGCAACGGGTCTAAGTTCGTTTTGGAACGATTGCCCGTTGCTCGAAATGATGCTCGACCCCGGCGTCGGGTACTACCAGTTCGACGATTTCCTCGACCTGGGCATCTCCGGCACGATCACGTCGGACGCCCTGCACAACGAGCGTGCGCACATCCTGTATCACTCGTTTGGAGACGCCACGCCCGGCACGGTCGTCACCACCACCAACACGTGTGGCGGTGAGTTGGTCCTCACGAACGCGACCAACAACGACAACGTGGGCATCCGGACTCTCCACCAGCCGTACCGGCTCTCGTCCGGCAGTGGCGCGCTCTGGTTCGAGGCTCGCGTCAAGCCGAGCACGATCACCACGCTCGAAATGGGAATCCTCGTCGGACTGATCGACGCGCAGACGATGACCGCAACCATGCCGATCACGGCTGCCGGCGCGCTGGCCGACGTTAACTTTGTCGGATTCCACCAGCTCGAAGCGGACACGACCGGGATTGATTGCGTCACCATGCTCAACGGCGGAACCGTGAACACGGTGAACGATGCCGTGGGCACGCTCGCGGTCGATACCTACATCAACCTCGGCTTCCACATGGACGATTCGGGGAAGATCACATGGTACATCGACGGCGCGGCGCAGCCGACGACGGATCAGGCTGATGACAACGCGGCGACTACCACGCCGTCCGACATCGGCCTGGGCTTCATCGCGTGCATCAACAACGGTGCCGGCACGTCCGAGACCCTAACGATTGACTGGTGGAAGTGTGCGCAGCTTCGACACGGCGACACCCGCATCGTGACCACGCAGCAGTAGACGCACGGAAATGGATTCTTCTTGCTTATGGGCCCGCAGAGTTTGGGTGTAACTCTGCGGGCCCAGTTTTTCGGGACATGAGAACATGGAGCTTTTATCTCAGATAGGAACTGACCCGAGCAAGTGGTTGGACTTCGGCGGGTTCGCCGTGCTCGGCGGCGCATTCATTCTCGTCCTACGATGGATGATGTCCCAATTTGCCAAACGCCTGGATACCATTGTGAGCGCCCAGATTCAGATGGCCCGATCAATGGATGTCAACACGTCCATCATCATGAACCTGCAGCAAATGCTTCTCGCGCATGACCTGACCGTCCACGGTATTAATCCGGCTGCTGGCGCGGACCTTAACGAGTCAGCAGAACGGGCGCACAAGAAATACTCCGAACTGCTTTCGTCGATCGAAGAAACCAGGCGCGCCGTAATGCGTGGAGAGCATTACCTTCAACACGGCGTCGAGCACATCAAGGCTGCGATATACGACTGACCGGGACTATGCCTGCGACCCTGGGCTCTCCGACCCGAATTACCGGATCGGGTAGTCGAACACTTATGGGCCGTATATCACGGTAATCTTTCAACAAGATAGCGTTGTCTGGCACCGGAATCGCCATTGGTGCCAGGTTGTATGAGGCAAGGCCATCAACCCCGTACTCGCTGTTCTCGATGCACAGCACGTTGGCCTCGTGTTCTTGGGCACACTTGATCGCAGCTTTCCTCGAATCGAATATCAGCGGGCCGCCGCTTTCCGTGCCAAGGATTTTCATCTCCATCATGCTGGAAAAGTCAACGCAGTAAAACTCCTCAGCATGGAAATCGAAATCGGTCTTCGGGGCGGCGGTTTCTGCCGGCTTGGCGAAAAAGTCGTCCAATATCATCTCAATCGTTTCCCTGATGCTAATCCCTCGGCTCTTAGACTCTTCGGTGAGCTTCTTGCGATGCATCTTGCTCATTGCCACCATGGAGGGACGGTCACTCATCGACGGATTCCTTTATTCTTCTGTGATACTGTTGCACTGCCTGGGCGCGCTTTATGATTGCCTCTTGTAGATCATTCATTTTCTTTTCTCGCTCGTAAGCATCCATGTCCGTAGCATCGTACAGCTTTCGGAGGCTTCCGAAATATTTTGACATGGTTCTGCTGGACTGGCTGTAGCCTTTGTAGAGCGACAGCTTGAGCTTGTTGGTCTTGGCGTATTGTCGCCTTGCATCGGCGCTGGTTTGTGCCTTTAGTCCGCGATACGTTGATCTGATCTCATCCCAGTCGTCGTAAAACCGGCGTACCGCTTCGTGTTGAGTCGTGGTTCCCGTTTCGAGGAATCGACGAACAATAAGCCAGTCTGAAAACCCAAGCGGCTCTCCTTTGCGAGCCTCTGAAGAAACCGCTCGCACGACGCGATCGCTTATTCCCACGACATCTCTGCCCAGGCCGCCGAAATACCCATATATGAGGTGGTCTATCTTGGCCGGCGCATAGTCCAGCATTTCTCCGAAATACCGGGCCAACTCAGACGACCTGGATGCCCCCTGGAGACTCTTGGGGAGATCCCGATCCCTGAAACTGACGATGGATTGTTTTCGGAAGTAGTCGTAGCCCTGATTGCCGGCCATCACTTCCATAAATGGCTGCAGGGCCGCAATGCTTAGCTGTGGACGCAATTCTTTTACTAGACTCCATACCGTGCCCGACACATCAACGCCGGGGTCTCCGGTATGCTTGCCGGTGATCGGGTCCATGCCGATCATTCTCGTAATGGACCGTTCTGTTGCAATGGCAAACACGCCAAGACCATACGGCTTCGGAATCTTTAGGTATTCACGATTTCCGTTGTTGTCGCGTCCAATAGGAAAGTAGTAGTATCGGTCACGGCTATATTGTGGCTTTGACCAATACTCTTCGTCGTCCCACACAAGTAGGATTTGTGCGATACTGGGAACGACCGTCATGGTGAAGATTCTTCCAAGTGCGGCCCCTGGGTTTTTGGAAATAAACCGCGCGAGCTTGCTGGTGCCCTGGACGGCGGCGTTAAGGAAGGGAATGAACTGGTTCATCTCCTTGATCCACGTTCCGCCACGATGGAAGTCTATGGTGATGTCTGCTGATGCCTGACCGGAGGTGAGCATGACATCCCAGGCACTCCACATCGTGGCTTCCCTTTCCTCAAGCTCCTTTCGACGACGAAAAAACTCCCCTTCCGGTATGCTTTCGGCGTTTGCTATAAGCTCGTTTTTCTCACGTCTATGCGCACGATAGTCTTCGAGACGCCCCCGATTCTTGTCCAGAACAATCGCCGCTTCGGCCAGCCGGTTCATGCGCTCGAGGGCGCGATTCAACCTGGATATCGGACCAAGAGTCAGCAAATCGCCCAAGACAGCCGAAGCCCTGTCCCCTTTGATAAGACCCATCAATTTCGGCCTGGGGCCAAGTAGAGCTTTTTCGCTGACATGCGACCCATCCCATGCGTCGTGATAAAGGCCCGACATATTGCCGCCGCTAAGAGCCATTACTTTCGACAAGTCGCCGCCCAAGAACGCCGTTTTCATACCCCGCATACGATGGCCATCGGCCAACGGTAGTTTGAGAAAATCTCCCTCTGACATCGTTATTGCGGACACCGTGTCTCGAATCAGGTTGGGGATCGACCACGATGGATTTAGTTCCGTTGCGCCCTTCATGAGAACCCGGCGAGGAATGGTCAAAAATTTCATCCAACCAGACACAATCTTGGGGTTATTCAACCCTTTCAGAAAAGAGAACAGCATTTCTCCATTCTTGTCGTTGCTTGCCTGGCGATAAACCCGTTTTCCATTCTCGTCCAAATACGAGAAAATCTTGTGCCTGTCCATCGACGGATCGATGCTGGTTTTCCAAAACGAGCCGCCCTCAATGGTGTGAAAGGCCTCAATTATTTCCTCGACCTCTTCTTTGGGAATGTTTTCCAACCAAGAAGGAATCTGCCGGTCACCTTCGCCGTCGATTCCAATGCCAAGCTGATCAAGAACATGCTTCACCACCTGATCTTTGGAAACAAAGTGCGGCTTCATGTATGGGCCGGGATCGGTGAAAAACCTTCCGGTACCCTCAACAATTTGATCCAACTGACCCAACGCCCTGACAACCTCGTTGTTTTCTATTTGCCCCAACACATGCATAAGATGGCCTAAATATGCATCGAGCGGCGGCACCATCGCCTCCCCGCGATCGTCGAAGAACCGCTTTAGTCCGGGGGTTTTATTTGCAAACCCGAGCCCACCTGACCAACCACGACTGGCTACATCTCGAAGAGGCATTCGAGAGAATGTGATGTAGTGTTGGTTGGCATCCAGTATTAGTTTCGCGCTTTGTCTGGTCAACATGCCCCTGTGTACCATCCAACCGATAACCCACCTATCGAATTCCGAAAACGACCTTGCAACCTCAGCGAAGTGCGGGTATTCCTTTTCCGTATCGGCCAGGTGCTCGTCGAGACTCTTGTCAGAGAAATCGGTCAGCATGCTGGCGTCACCCGGCGTTCCCAATACCTTAAAGCCCTGTTTGCGCTTTTCTTTGGCCCGCAGAGCGACCATATAGCTTTCAAATCGCTCCATTTCCACGTCGTTTTTTATCAAGGCCAGTCGATCTCTAAGTGAACTCCGGTCTTTTACATTAAGGTCGGGATTACTTTTGACAAACTCGTCCCAGGAGCCGGTGGGATCGTCGTAGGGAAACAGCCCACTACCCTGGACGATTTCCTCCATCGTTCCCACGATCATGCTTGGGCTTCGCAGCGCCCGCAAGTGAACGTCTTTGGACGGTGTTAACCTTGCAGCTAACTTGGGGTCGGCCTTTCTGCCCGTGAGGCCCAAAACAGCCTGCAAGTAGTTCGCAAAATCGTTTCGATCGGTGAACCTGGTCCGAAACCAGGTTAACTTCTGTTGCAGCGTTGTCTTCAACCAAGAATTTGTTCTGCCCCGGTAGATTCGATGTGCGACCGGATCGTCTTCGGCTGCCTGAATAAAATCCTGAATTCGATGTCGCCCTTGTTCGATAAGATCCCATGTTCGTGGGTGTTCCGCTTGCAACATCGTTGTCAATTCCTGATAGAGCTTGGGCGTTCTCTCCTTGAAATGGTCGGGATCTACGAAAAGAAATCTAATCGCCTCGGCCCACCCCTCTGCTTCGTACCCACTCGAAGGTGTTCTGTCTTTGTAAAGATCCTTCCCCAAAACATGAAGATCAGGACGCCACTCTTTTGGAAGCTCGTCCGATTTGATTTTTCGTCGTTCTTTTGGCCCAAGGTGTTTCTGGCCGGCACGCTCTGCTGCAGGTAGCGTGAAGAGTAACTTGTGAAGGTGGTGTCCGACTTCGTGCAAAAACGGCCCGACGTATGATCCAAACTTGATTCTCGCCGCTTCGGTGTGTGGGTCGTACCAGGCTGCCGCCCACGACCTTCGACTGGTTCGATCTACGCTCGGGGCGCCCATCCCCATTTTTTTAGAAACGTCCTCAATGAGATCGTAAATGCTGTCCGCATCGCGGGCCTTTTGCCCGTCTCGCTCAGCCCGTCGTTTGGCCCTGTAATTCCTGGTCTGGGCATCAGCGGCGCGATCTTTTTTCCCCCTGACGGCCGCAAGGTCTGACGAGTAGCTTCGTGAAGGCGCGGCGACCACACCGGCACCACTCGGCAGAACCTCTTCTTTGGCCGGCGCGGGCTTGGCAACAATGCCCGCCTGCGTCTTTTTCTGGTCCCACTGAATCGCGTCGATAATTTCCTGCTTACGCGCAGCCCCCTGAGAAGCCTTATACCCCGCAACCTTAAGGGCCTTTTTGATGACCTCTGCCTTGGAGGTGATTTTTTTTATGCCCAGGTCAGGCAGGTTGACACCGACCGATTGTCCCACCGCGAGGCTGTCTGCGTCGATATTGAAAATTGACGGTTCGAGTCGATAAACATAGTGGTCCCGAAACACAAGTTTCTTGTCGTTGCCAACAATGAAAATTGGGTCGTAAGCGAACTCCGGCACTTCCCTGACAAGGCCCCTAATGATCTCCATGCCCTGACGGGCCCCTTTCAAATCAGCCAAATCTAAAATCATGTCTGCCGTTATGCCGGGGTCGGGGGCCTCAACAACACTTAAAATCTGCTTGCGCAGGTCGTCGGGGAGGGCAGCCATGCTCTTGGATTCCCAGGCCGACACCACATGGCGCGCTTCCTCCGAAAGAGCGCCCTTTTTCGCTTTCTGCATATGTTGCCAACCGGCAGTCGTTTTCGGAAACGCGAGACCCGCGTCTTGAATCATCTGATAAAGATGCCTGAGCCTAGTTTTTGATGCTGAGGCAACGCGCTTGCCAGAGGGAAGGTATTTTAAGTTCCATTCTTTGTGTTTGTGTTCTTTCCAATCGCCAGCGTCCAGATGTCGCCTGTCTATTGGAACAAGCTCGCCTTTGATTTCAATAACACCACGGGTAATGGCCCATGAGTCATCGAGAGCCAATGCTTCTGTTTTGAATTTCTTCGTTTTACCCTCGTCACCGACCTCAATATCAACCTTTTGTTTGGACCACCCCGGCGACCTCCTGGTAATACTTTTCCAATAGCGCGCCTCGTCACCTTCCCTCTTCTTCGGCGCAGGCTTCTTCGGCGCAGGCTTCTTCGGCGCGGGCTTTTTCGGCGCAACCTCGGCGGCGCGGGGGGTGCGTTCCATTACCTTGATACGGTTGTCCCCACCGACAACTTCAAAGCCCCTGCGAGAAAGAGCGGCTTCAGACACATCGGAAGTTACGGAGAGTCTCATCGTCGCATCTGGATTGAACTCCAAATGCTCATCGAACCCAGCAATCCCGTCATCGATAAGGCTTCTGCCTACGCCTGAACCTTGGTGTTCCGGGGCAACTACAACATCAAACTCGTAATTGTCGCCATCGAATGACCTCCACTGCGCACCGATCACCTCACCATTTTCGTCCCTCACTACGGAGGACAGATCCCGATCTTTGGTGATGCCCATATCCGCATCTCTGGCAAGAGCACGGGCAGCAGTGTCGATTGCCTCGTCTATCTCCCCGTATTCGTCAAGCACAGATTCTACGGGGCGACCCGCACCCTCGGCGGCGCGGGGGGCGGGGGGGGAAACATCAGTGGGCGCAACTTCAGTGGGCGCAACTTCAGTGGGCGCAACTTCAGTGGGCGCAACTTCAGTGGGCGCAACTTCAGCGGGCGCAACCTCGGTGGGCGCTTCGGCCTCAATGGCCCTGCGACGATCTGTAGCGGCAGATTCCTCGACCGCCCGAGCATCCAGGCGGTAGGCAACAGCTTCCTTCAAAGCGATTCGGTTGCGTTTTTGACTAAGCCACGACTGGTGTTGCTTGTAGGCTTCCCCCCCGAGGATGCCTCTTATCTCTTTTCGACTCGGATCGCCAGGTATGTTCGCAATCTTTTCGGCAGGAGAGGTTAGCGTCATTTCGGACGCCTCGTTCACGAGTTCGTTGGCTAATCCGGAAAGGGCGGTTCGCACCTCCGTCGCGCGCAATCCACCCGTTCCAACACTCTCTATGGACGTGCCCAAGGCAACTTCGCCAACGCCGGGGACGAGTTCGGCAAAGCCCTCAAGCACCACATCGTGCGCGCTTATCTCTCCCGTCACCTGCTGCTTTAGAGCCTCTCCAGCCATGGCAGTGCCGGACTGAATTCCCAGTTCGCCGGCAGCAGCACCGGCCTTCTTTATTTTGCCGGCGCCCTTGGCAGCCTTCAAAAGTTTTCCGGCCACCCCAAACCCGAGCGCATCAAGCGCGCCAACCGGCAATCCAGACTTAAGCGCATAACCCTTCGCTGCGCGGACTAACTCGGCATCGCCCAAGGCATCTTCCCAATCTTCGGCGCTGTCAATGTCCCCACCCTTGGCCAAGATCCCCTCTTCTATTTTGGAATAAAACGCTTCCACCCCTTCGAGAAGCGCCGACGAACCTCCCACTCCCACCATGGCCCCGGCCCTGGAACCTAACCTGGCACCGACCGCAGCAGCAGGCAACGCCGCAGGGCCAAAAGCCGCGCCAGCAGCCGCGCCAGCAGCCGCGCCAGCGACCATGCCGCCAGCCGTCGTTACGGCCGTAGCGGGCAACTGAAATCCCAACACAGGCGCGATCTGTTCCATTAGAACGCCTGGTACTACATGGGGGTTATCTAAGAGTTCCTTGACCATATCCAAACCCTCAGACTCATGAAACTCTTCCATACTCCTTGTGTGTTCTGCTCCGTATGGGGTTCGGGCAAGCTGTCTATTCGCCACCATTTTTCTTGCGAAGTTTGGATCTGGTGACAACTGGTTTTTCGCAGTCAAATAAATCTGACTCAGCCGAGCCCAACTCCTAATGAGCGCGGGCTTTACTGTGCCCCCGACGTAACCCTCATCCTCACCATCAGTCGTCTTCTGTTTGTCGAGGTAGGCTTGGACCTTGGTGTAATCCCATTCTGGTGTGGCGGTTTCTTTTTTGGCGCTGGGCCGAACAACCGCTCGGCGTGATTCGGGCTGATGGTGAGCCTGTTTGTCGATGTAGGCTTGGACCTTGGTGTAATCCCATTCTGGTGTGGCGACTTCTTGGGGCATCGTGTTTCCGATCCTGGCTACGCCTGTACGAGTTCCCCGTTCACAATTTCACCAACCGCACGACCACCTGGGTCCGTGAGGGTGCCGGCAAACGGTTGACCGGAAGCAAACTGTCCAAAGAATTTGAATCCGCTCTTGTCTACGGCCATCCCGATACCGTGTCCCACGGGACCGCCCGGCGTATCTTCTGTCTCTCCGTAATACACCGCATCGGAAGTGCTTTTTACTGGCGGGCCTGGCGAGTTCTCCATAACGTCTTCTCTGTAGTTCTCACCGTGCATAGGGTCGGCACTCTCGTCGATTTCCCATCCGTAAGTATTGATTGTGTGGCCAAGAATGGCTACAACGTCTCTCTCCGACACCTTGCCGCCAAGAACCTGGTAAATTTCACCCATTATCCCATGAACGTCCTCTGGACTTATCTTGGAGCCGAACGGGTGGTAGTCAGCGAGGCCGATCAGATAGCTGTCAACCTGGTGGGCATCGTTCGCGCCGATGGGGGTATCGACCACATTTCTCCATTCATTAGTTTTCCGAGGTCTTGGGCCGCCCATGCCGCCGTGTCTGTCCATTGATTTTTGGTATGCGTTGGGATCAACATCTTGGCGCGGTAGTGAACCTTCTTGGCCGGTCCAAATTCCCTTAACACCTTGCCAAGCCGAGCCGATGGCCCTGGTGATTTTGCCGGCGACAACTTGCCCGGTCACTTCTGCCCCTGGCTTTAAATGGTCATAGGCCGCCCATCCGAGGTCAGAGGCCGCGCCTACGGTAGGTAAAAAGCCAGGCGCGATGGGGAAGGGGACGGGCGATTTGCTAAGCCGCGATGTAAATCCTCGCGCCGGAAGCAGGCCAGTAACAAAATTGCCGCCCGCCTCATCTTCAACCTCACCTATAGCGATATCAAGCTCTGGGTTTGTTTCTGTCCCGCTTTCAGGACCGAGGGAAAATGCAGATCGCAAATTCGTTCTTTCCTCTATTACCGCTCTACGCATCTCCTCTGGGGTGAGCTGCTCGGCCTGGTCGGCGCCGAAATCGTCCTTTCCTTCCCGTTGTTTCTCTAATCGTGCTCTTACCTCATCCATAACGCTCGTGTAGTCGAGGTCCGACTGGTCGGACTCCCACAACAGGCCGCTAATTCGTTTGTCGTGTTCCTTGAGAAGGTCGTCGAGTTCCTCGTCTAGGCGTTCATACAGGGCGCCTGCCTGTTCCGAAGAAAGCTGGCCTTTACCCCTGGCCGCTCGAATTTTTTCTCGCTTGGCTGCCATTTCGTCATTTCCACCGTTTGCAACCAACACGCTGCGCTCTTCTAGGGTCTTTCTCATATCCCCGTGGAAAGGATGAAACTCATCGGAAGTAATTTCCCCTATCATTGATTTACGCAAAACAGGAGACTGGGCCAACTTCTGGTGATAACCGAACCTCTCAATTGCGCTCGAATCTGGTCTCAGGTTTCCGTATACATCCCGATGCATCGGAAGCGCTTGGCGTTTCCCGTCAACGGAAACGATCATGCTGTGCCTGCCGTCTGCTTCCCTAACAATCTGTCCGTTTGGAAGCTCGGTCGTGTGCTCGGCCTCGCTCCGACTAATGATTCCGGACGGAACCTTCGGCGCTGTCCCGACTGGCGGTAGCTTGTTCCGCCTTCCCCTATCTCCCAGCCGCCTGTCGCGGAAATAACTGTTTATCCTTTCCCTCTGAGTGATTCTCTCAGAACTGGTAGGAAGGTAGCCAGGGTCTCCGGGGCCAACGCCCCTGGCCTCGTTTAGCTCCATGCGCCTGCGATCCATGTCGTAGACGCGGTTCTGGGCCAACTCTCTTTTTGCTTTGTTTATCTCAATGTCGGCCAGGCGCGACTGGTGCGCCATCTCTATCTTCTGGCTTTTTCTAGCCCTGTCGAAGACAAGGATGGCGTTCTGGATGTCTGGATCGGTGCTCTCGAATGCCTCTTCCAGGGTCATGCCTGAATTAGCGACCAACACCGATTGCAGCGCATCAAATGGAGTTTTCCCCACCATGTCGGCCAAGCCCTGGGCGCTTCCGTAGTAACCCCCAAGCTGTTTGCCGATTGAAGCAGCTTCCTCTTCGCCCATGGGGCCCCCTTCTCCCATGAGTTTCGACGCCGCCTGACCCCTTGTCCTTTGCTGCTCGGTCAACTTCTGCTGCGCCGCCTCAACTGCAGCGGGGTCGGGCCGTAACCTTTCTCTGGCCTCTTCTTGACGCCTCCGTCGCCTGGCACCCTTTATCTGCGGCCATATCTCTTGAAGAATACGAAGCGAGGTTGGGTCGCTGTAAAGCGATTCCGGCACCATACCGCCATCAATGATTTTCAGAAGAGTGTTATAGCGCTCCCCACCAAGCTGGCCGACGAGCCGCTGGTCGTGTTCTGAAAGCGTGATTCCAGGCAGTGTTCGATCTGTCCCATGTCTCCGAGGATCTGCTTGTCTTTCTGCTTCAATACGTTTGTCGCGCAGACCCTTGCTCTCATCCAACCGCCGCTGAACCTCGGCCTGGGTCTGCTGTTCATAGCGCTTATCGATTTCGGCTTTTGGCAACTTCGGACCCATAAGATTCGGGTCGGCAAGTTCCGATAAGCGATCCTGGCGCTCTTTTCCAATCCTGGCCGCTTCTCGGCGGCCCAGCCGATCTCTTGCAACCGCCGCCTCTATCTCAGCTTCCTGTGGTGTCAAAGTTGTAACGTCCGCCGCCGGAGGCGCTGTCGCTGCTGGCGCCAGCCCGACAGATGGCTGCTTGCCTTTAATATCATCAGCTTGTTTCTGAAGATCAGGGGGCAAATCCTGGTTTGGCATTCCAGGGCCATACATTTGACCGCCTGGCCGCCTTCTGTTTCGTTTTCTGGCCATCGTCGTATCGCCCCTTAGATTCGCTTCTTACCGCTGTATTGGGTGTAGGTGCTTACGGCAAGGTTGCCCAAATTAGAGTCATCCGTCACCAGGCCCCCATACTGCACCAGCAAGGTAATCGTCAGCGTTGGTGCCGCCATATTCTTGGTAAAGTCCACCGTGCCGTCGAATACGGTCATGGTGGGAGACGACCCGTCGTCTAGGTCGTCGTTGGATTCATAGCTCAGTGTGCCGCCACGAACCTCAATCTTGTTGGCAGTCCCCTCGATGAGTCGCAGGGTGCCCCCTGCAAGATTGATTTGCCCCGATGCTCCTGCAGTTGAAGCAAGCTCCATATAACCAGCCGTCATTTCCACAAGATCAAGGCTGCTAACGGATGTGCCGACGTAGACCTCGGCGCGAGAAGCGGTCATATACACGTTGTCCAGCGTTGCGGAGTCAGCGACCGTGATGCGACCGATCGCCTTGTCTCCTAAGACTCGCAGGTTGTCAATGTCTCCGTTTAGCTTGACAGCCGTCAATCCGGATGTGGTTCCGATGACGTTGACCGTTTCCATTGTCCCATACAGCCATACCTTCGCGGTCTCGGTGTTGATGATCGTGGTTTTTGGGGACGAGTGATCTACGCTGATCTTCAAGTAGAAGTTGTTCTCTGGATCTCCGATCATCCGGCCCTTCCAGCTAGGGCTTACCTCCAGGCTTTCGATCTGAACAGCGGATTGGTCTAGGCCATAACGGATGTCGTAGCTCGGCTCGCCGGCCTTCGCCACGATGAACACGGCGTCTCCGCTCGAAGGCACACCAGATCCGTCCCAATTCGCTGCCGTGTTCCAGTCGGTCGGCCCCGCGTTCGCTGTCGTCGTGGCGACGGCAAATGTCTGGTCGTCGGCGCTCCCGCCGCCAGATTCCGTTGTCGTCTCTGTTAGGTAGAAAGGCACCCCAGGCGATTTCGCCGTCACCGTCACCAAGCTGGTGCTGTCTGTCCAAGTAAGTGCTGTAAACAGCGAATTGGTAGAGCTTCCACAGGCTGAAACGATGTCCGCAACTGTCTGCGCAACGGAGGTTCCTGTCGCAGTAACGGCGACCGTTGTTGCGGTTCCGTTTTCATCCGTCAAGATGACGTTAAATACGTCCCCGGCCTCAATCGTTCCGCCTGGGGTCAGGGTCGATACCTGCGCGACGGGCGTGGTTCCGCCCACCCAAGTTTTATTAGCCATCCTTGGCTCCTGTTCTTCAAATCAATCAGGCATAAAACGCGATCGTGTAGTCCGCGTTCTTGTCTGCCGTAGAATCACCAGACGAGACTCGAAGGCGAATCCAGTCCGTAGATTCGCAGTTCACATTTCGCCGCGCTGAATTGGTAGACGACAGTTCGGCGCTACTGTCGAAATTGTATCCGGCACGTTTATCTATAGACCATTGGGCCAACACCGTGGCCCCGGTTGTTCCCCAAGACGACGGCGGGGTGATGCTTACCGAGAAGCTGATAGCTCTCGCTGGAACCATAATCCATTTGGTCTGGTTCCCCGTAACCCGCAGGTCGATCGTTGGATTTAGTTGTTCGCTTTGCTGTTCGGGATAAACGACTGTACCCCGCCCCATCCTGGCCGCCGTGGTCTTGGCATGGCCGTTCGTTTGTCTGTAGCTTCGACTATGCGTGTGTGGCATCAGTTGATCTTCCGAATAAAGCCGCCGTAAAACTTGGCGCTAAGACTCGCATTGGCTGCCGAATGCTCAAGACTCACGCTCAGATTCAGGACCGACGCATGGTTCTCTGTCGCCGCCCCGCCAAGCGTTGCTGTCACATGGCTTGTGTGGAGGATGCCGGTGCCCGTCGTGGCGCTGCCGTGACGAGTCATAATGAAGCTGCCGCTAACGAGTTGGTTGTTAGAGGAAGTCCCCTGGATGGTCGCATAGAACCTCCAGGGGCGTCTGTGGGCGCTGTTGGACAAGTTCGTCGATGTGTCTTCCCACATCGCGCTCGTGCCCAGAGTCACCTTTGGGGTTAGCTGCTGGTTAGATCCCGATCCGTTTAGGTAGTCACCCCACAGAGAGACTTCAATGATCTTGCCTGCTGCCAGAGTGTTGGCCGCAAGATTGGTTGACAAGATTTTTGTTGGCGTGGTCGTGTTGACGATCTCGCTCTCAGAGACGGTAGACACGATGCAGAAATCGTCGGGATCGGCTGTCGAAGTAATGTTGCCATCCGAATCGAAAGACAAGCTCGATCCAGCCAGGACTTCCAGTCCAGTATCCCGGTCATATTTCAGACCTTTGAGTGGGTTGTGCTGGAATGACCGTATCCTTCGCATCTAAGCCTTCCATAGCCACTTCAGAGCCATCCATGCCGCCTTGACCTTTACCAAACACCCGCAACCACGATAATTCTCAGGCTTCTGGCGGTTAGGAAACACCGCCGCCAAACCCCGGTTCCACCAACGAATCGGTGCAGGAACACCGTACCACCGCGCGCCGAGCCACCACACGATCGGATTTGAGCATGATCTGTTCCGGCTGGCTGCCGCAAGAGCTTCTTCTCTTTTGGGGTCGCCCATTATCTCTTTGTAATTGGGGTCTACGTTGTCCCACTTTGCCAGGATGTAATCCTTGACTTCTTCGGCGGTTGGCTGCTCGGCTCCGTTCGCCGTCGTCGCGTCTCGTATCGCAATTTTGTCATCGTCCCGATAGAAGCGGAACTTGGCAGACATGATTTCGGCTTTGTCAAACCCTACGTCTTCACCATGCTGAAATCGGTACATTAGTGATTTGCGATGTTTCCAGACCAGATTCTTGACGATCTCATCTGTCGTCGGCTCCGAAAGGGACACATTTTCGGGCACGTTGTTCTTGTGGAAGACGGCAATCTGTCCATTGGCATCGTTTTTGAAAAAGGCGTAATCCATCAGCACACGACCCCCGGATCTGGACAGCATCTCAAAACATCTTCCGTCTCATCGTAGTCGTCGAAACAAGTGATTCGCTCCTTCTCCATAATCCCAATCTTCTTTGGCCCCCCATCTTGAGATGTCGCTTCCGTACAAGGGCAATCGTCTCCACCTATCGCTGACTGAAAAGCCAATCGACACTCCATAGTCGCGCTTTCGCATTCATGCGTGTACCCGATGCACATTCCAGATGTCCCCAGCGCTATCCAAGGCGGCAGATCCCAGTCCTCTGGATCAAGTTCCCCTGGTCTGGGTGTGGGAAGGTTTGGAAGGTGCAACTCCTCGCAACAATCTATGCCGCCGGGGCAGGCACCAATACAGGCGCAATTTAACCCCCACGCATACTGGCCGACGACCACTCCATCGACTGTCCTTTCAATCGGCCCACAGCAAGGATTTTGAACGCTGCCGATTGGGCCAGAAACGCCCCCGATCAGACCCCATTGGTGCCTACAGTAGTGACACTCATCGACACATGGTTTCGGGTCAATTCCCCGCCATCTCCATGTCCCATCGGCACAATTCCTTTCCATCGCCCAAGGCAGGTCATGTTCTTTACATCCCGGTCCAACATCATCACCTCCAGATGCAGGATCTCGGTGCCATACAGCTTTCCCCTTCGGGTCGCAAGAAAAGTATGAGTATGTTGCCGTCCGCGTTCCGCAGCCGCCAACAACAAGTCCGCAACGAGGCTCGTAGCCGGGATTGGGACCACACCCACAAACATCAACGGGCGCTACTAGCAGCGAAGGATCTGTAGGCTCAATCGGTGGCGGTTCGCCGCCGCCAGGACCGCCGCCCCACGGTTCAGGCTGGAGATGTCTGCCAGGGCCAGGAAGGGGAGGTGGTGTGCAACCGTCACAACAGCCTGGGTAAACGTCAAACTTCAGGGTGTTCCATGTGATGGTAACTTTGAGCGTATCGCAAATCCCATAACAACAGTCAAAGCAGGAACAACAGCCTTTCGGGCACGCACAACATTCTTGCAACACTTCACTTGTCATCGGACTCTGCCCCCGCCACGACAATCCTCTCCAACATAGAATCCTGTTACCCCAGGATCTTCCTGTGGACATTCAATATCGAAGGCGTTCATGGCCTCAAATCTATAAGTAGGCCCGACGACAGGCGGCGGCTCCTGTTTGGGGTCGATATACACAAAGCTCGACTCGTCCACGACCTCGACAACGCAGCCGTTCATAATTGGTCGCATCAGGATTTTGACACCTTCAGTCGGTTGTTCTGGGTATTTCGTATCTACACCGACGCCCTCTCGCAGCTTGCCGTCGTTGTGAGACTCAAATCGGTTGAGCGCGGAAAACTCAGGCTCTCCATCAATAACAATGTATTCTTCTGGGTTCACTTCGTTGGGTTCTATAACAGCGCGCTTCAACGTATATTCCCACATCCATTCTCTGGGGGTTCCATCTTCATCTGGCTCTGATTTCAGAACCGCTGAAGAAATAATCTTTGCGGGAAAGTGAGCGGTTCCACCGCCACCAACATCGCGCGGTGATGGCGGTGGCGACATCAGTACGCGCGTAATGTCGGTTTTTCGCTGTGCTAACCAGAAGCAAAGCTCGGCCATCTCTTGAATGAGCAGACGAAAGTGGCCACCGAATACGGAACCAGTGCTCCAGTTGTTGACCGCTTTGAGGACACGTCTGGGCATTCGTCTCTCACTACCAGGACACCGAGTTGAAATCGATCGTCGGGTGCTGGACGCCGTTTATTGGAAGCCATTGACCAGACGCCTGGCCTGGGGCCGGCGGCCCCACCAGTTGCTCCCACTTCACGGTTTGCATATACCATCCATGATGCGCGGCCGTAAATTGATACTCACAAAGCGCCATTATCTGCGCGTCTGGAGTTCCGGGCGCCCACCTGTTGGTCCATGTCACGTCCAAGCCGTCGAATCTCAGGGTGTTCGGTTCAAACTCGATTTCTCCGATCTGGAAAGATTCGCTATTCACTTTTCCTATTGCTTCTTCGACATCGGCAGCCGGCGATGATGTTCGCACCTGATACGGATAGAATTGCACAACGTGGCGGGGCCACATATACGGTTCTGGTTTGGGTGGCGTCCCGCCAACGGTCTGATTTGTGTAATGAGGCCCTTCGATGATGTGCAGCATTCCGGCGGGGAGCCCGTCCTCAAGAGGCACTTCATTACCATCCTCATCGAACACTTCAAAGTAAACTGGTGTGTGCTCGATCGTTGTGCGGGACTCAGGAACCGTAAAGGCCGGCTCGTTGGGAAGGCTCTGGCTGATCCGGTCGCGGGCGTAAATGAGATCGACCCACGCGGTCGCCGTTCCCGTTGCCGAATCTATGCCATGCCGAGTCACCTGTGCTCGGGATAAAGGCAGGGATGTTAGCTGTGGGTGGAATGTCCCGACACTGGCAATCAGATCGTTCAGTGCCGTTGGTAATGCCGAGTCATTGACTGGCAGATTCTTGATTCGACACCGACGAACCGCCCGGTCGTGTCGATCTGTGTAGATCCCAACGGTAAGGCTGGTTCCAGCGAGGATGTCTCTTTTGATGTTCTGGTTAGCAGCCACTAACCAAGACCTTCTAGCGCGCTAGCGACACGAATCGGGAGGGATTCGATTTCCCCCAGGATTTCCTTGAGCAGTTCCGGAACACTCTGCTGGTCCTCAGAACGCTCTGGACCCGCAGGCCACAACTGAGCCGGAAGTATTTGTGCCGAAGGAGACCCCTTAATTCCAGCGAATGGATTGCGATCGACTAAATCACTGCCCTCCAATGGCGATTCCGGGCGCCAGAGGACATCTGGCTGCTCACGAATGACCCCAGGATCATCTCTTGTTGGGTCGGCCGTCATAGAAAACCCCTCCGGCAATTCGATCTTTTCAGCCAATTCGTCCGAAAGGTCTGATATGTCTCGATCAAGAGCGCCATGAACCTTTCGGCTCTCTGGGTCTTTGCGATCAAACTCATTCTCTATAGGCATTTGTTGCGGCTTCAAATAAGAATAAGGTGGTCGTTATCCGCCGGAAGTCGTGTTTTCGATACTGGAAGCGCTCGTCTCTGTGCATCGGTAGAGCATAGAAAGGGCGGTGTATGGCGAGTTTCGTCTCCATCGAAATCGAATGCGCTCGACAATCGCCGTTACAGTGTGTTTGATAGTCGCCCCGTAGTGGAACGTGAAAGTTATAGGGTTACCGGCTGCCACAAGGTTCTCCAGGCCAACCTCCTGCCCCGCAACCATGACACCGCGAATGCTTCCCTGCCCATAAAGAAAACCTGAGTTCTCAAAGCTCGGGCTCAGGTCTCCATCCCCGGTGTCCTCTTGAACTGGACTAAAGTAGTCGGTGTCGGACTCCAACACCTTGATAACGAATGTATCACCGCCGGAAGTCCCGATTCCGGTGCCTTCAAGTATTTCACCTGTGGCGCCCGCTGGTTTTTCTGGGCTTACTGCCATAAAAGATTCTCCAGTCGAACAGCCGTTACGGAACCGTGACGCCCGTTACGAGGAAGTCTAGCCTCAGCGTAGTGGCGCTAATCGCTATCCCAACCAGGCTGACGTAATCGCCACTCGAAAGATCACCGATGAGCGCGATGGCGCCAGGTGTTGTATGAACGTAATATGCCGTGCCGACCGTGATCCCGCTGGATTTCATTGGCAGGTCACCGGCCGTGCAGATCACAAGTGGCTGGCCGGAGGCGGCGGCTTGTGTAAGGGCTATCCCGGCAATTTCCGACGAGCTTTCCACGTCCGCATCGGTCAGCTTGTATTTGCCGTTTGAATGCCGGTAAACCGCCTGCCCAATCGTCACGGCTTCGCCGGCCGTCACCGTCTCCGATGTTGCCGCAACCGGCTTGATAATACTTGTGGTCGTTACACTGAGGGCTCCCATAGGCAGCCTCCTACTCTAATAAGCGACTACCAATCAGTCGGGTGTGATCCTCGTTGCCGCCTCCGCCACGTTGGTCCATCGCATCACTATCCAGCTTGTAGAACTGGTCGCAAGACAGTGAAGGGAATTGGCGGCGGTAACTAGACACTCGTTGGTGCCGTCCGAATCTACGTTATTGATCGTGTTCCCACTATCGGCCGGTGTCCTCAATTCACAGTTTGTTGAGGCATCGGCCTGAATCCAGAGTTGGTGGCCGGTAACCGGGGTCGGCAGGGTGATGATGTGATTTGCGTCCGACGACGACGCGGTTACAAAACGCGCCGTAGCCGGGATCAGCCCGGTTGTAAGTCCGTCAGATGTCGCCGTAACTGATTCTGCGTGAGAACCTGCGCTCTCCGACATCAGTTGGTCGTGCGCTAGTCGGTGTCCGCTCATTTCATGCTCCTATCGGGTCCAAGTCGTGCCGTTTACAGCCACGGCATCGTTGAGTATGTGTCGATTAAACGGGCGCGAAACTGTGGCGTCACCGTTGTATCCGAGGTTGTCGGCCTCAAAGGCCGTCCGGTCCAGCAGTATGCTGGATATCAGCTTGTGCTGCCAGTCTTTCTGCCGGTCTGTATTGTTTGGGTCTGAGTATTCTTCTGCTACGGCAAGGCAACTTGCCAAAGCTGTTTCATAGTGCGGCAGGCCGCCTGCAGGAAACTCGGTGGTGCCAGGGGCGTCTCGAAGCTGAAGATATCGATACCGCAAAGTGTAGTTTTTGTCGGGCGTGGGCCAGAGAACAAGCTCGTATCTGGACCCATGGCTCGAATCTATTAGCTTATATTTGCTAAGTCGAATGGCAGCTATTCTTGGCCGTCCGGTGTTGGCAGAACTCGAATCCATCCGGCGTCGTTCGACCATATGTGTGGAGGTAAGCGGGATCGCCGGATATCCGGTGTCGCTTTCAAACGTCAGATATCGATCCATGCCCCCGAAGTTGTCCGGCAACGAGTAATTCCCTCCCAGGAGGGTAATGTCGTCGCCGTCAGACTCTCCTCCCATCGTTGCCGTGGCAACAGCGGTGTTGTTGTCTGTCACGCTGGAAATGGTGAACGAGTTTCCGGACGCGGTAAACTTGATTCTCTGCCCAACGGCTGTTCCATCGGTCGGAAAGTCGGTGTCATCAATGTTTACCGTGGTGCCGGATATTGAAGAGACTTCTGAGTTTCGATCCGGCCAAACGTCTATCGTCGTCCACGGCTTCAGCCATGACCATTGATGAACCGAGGCTGGCCGCCCTGGCTCAATGGATACCGCCGGCGGGTGATAGAACTGGCGCAAACCCCGCTCGATGATCTCGTCCACTTCTGTAGAGTTGTCGTTCCAATCGGCCTCGGTTCGTCCGATACCAAGAAAGCGACCTACAGAAGATCGCAAGTCAGCGATCGTGGTGTTGAGTGTGGATTCGGCCATTATCGATTCCGCCCAACCAAAACCGCCGTATCGCTGCTGCCTATAACGATCTTGGCAACGCCTGGGCCGATATCGAATATCGCATTCTGTGGGATCTCAGATGCGTCCCCGCCGTCGATCGTCGTCGTGCAAGCTCCGCTGGTCGTATTCAGGAGCGTATAGGTCGTAGAAACGTCAAGCTCGTATGTGCCCGCCGTTAGATTGGTCGTGCCCGCATTTACTGCAGCCATAACGCAGCCTCCATTATGATCCTATCTCGTAATCAGCAGGCACAGACCTGCCGCCGCGAGCATTGCAAGAAAAAAAAGAAACATCGCCGCCCTGCACTGCTCAGGACTGAGATGCTTCATCTTGGCTTCCGGAACCGCCGCCATTTTTCTTGATGGAGCGACCACGAACCCACCATCCACCGATCGCCACGATTGCGGCGCCAGCGACAAGATTCCATGGTGGAGGCAGAATGCTGGATGCGAAGTCTCCAGCATCGTTAAAGAACTGGGTTGGATCTACAACTGGCGCGGCTGTATCAGAGGTCGCCGGCGCGGTTGATTGATTTGGAAGCGTTTGGCACCCGCCGACAAACATGGCGGCGAGCACGGTAAAAAGGAGCAGGCGTTTGCCATCCATAGCAACTTCTCCATAAGCGTGGCATCTATTCGGGCAACTCGCCCTTCGACATAAAATATACGCCACTGCGAAGTATCGTAGGCCATCCTGCCGGGCCTTCTGTGGCCTTCGGCTTACGTCCCATGATAGCAGGGATTTTTGATAGACCGGGCCCGTATCTAGCCCAGAAACGTCTCTTGGCATCCTTCAACTGGTCTTCTGGCAAAGACTCAAGGTATTGCAGAACCTCGGACTCGCCTTCGATACGCTTCCTTTCTTGTTGGTATTCCTCCTGGTCGGCAGCGTCTTCACGGGCCGCGTGGGTTTCCAGGGCCCTTTCCTTCCGGATCGAGACAAGCTCGCTCCTTACCTTACAGATATCTGGGTATCGGCCATAGGACTTCTGCTTTACGCGAGAAATGGCCTCTTCGAGCCAGTCCTGGTTGTCGTTCTCAAAGGCTTTCTTCCACTCTCGTACCAAATCCGAGGTCCACTCTTCTTTGGTCGGCCATAGACCTTGTATTAAACCGATGTTGTCGAATATGGTCCTTGCCTTGGTCTTAGATTCCTGTGCCCTCTTGGCCATAGGGGTGCCCCAATAGTCAGAACGGTATTTCGTCTGGGCGAATGCCATCTTCCATCTTCATCTGGATGATTGTTTCGCCCACCACGTCTTCTTCTGCGTTCCTGTCCCATTCGGCTGGATCATCGTCATAGTGCCCCTTGTTCAGCCAGGCTGACGGATATGGGACGTATTGCATGTTTTGTGCGGGCCATTTGGAAACCGAACGCATGTATGCGGCGGTTCGATCGATCAGTTGATCGTGGGAAATCTTTTTTATGGCTTTCTCGTAGGCACGTCTAGCGGCCTGCTTGCCCACTTTTCTCGGGTAAATGGCATACCAGTCATCAAATGGGCCCTTGTCGCCATACTGCACCGGCACTGGCGGTTCCTGCCCCTCGCACGAGGCTTCTGGTGGTCCGTCTTCTGGCCCGATGACAGCCACGAGCCCGCCGGCTTCTAGGCGAAGCACCGCGTTGCAACACGGGCAGGTCATCCAATCATGTCTTTCGGGGAATTCAGAAGCACTTTCGGACAGCGGCCTGTGGCCCCGAATAAAAACCTCATGCACGACGGTCGGGGTCACGCTCTTGGCCCCAGAATCTTTAGCGTGCCTTCCTAGCCGTTGTCCCCAATCATCTGAAATGTCTTTTGGCAGCCCCCGCAGGGCGTGCTCGCTCACATCTGAGCCCTCGCCCAGTTCGGCCCGAATTCCAGGCAGCAACCTCGACCGCTTTTCATAGGCTTCGATTATCCGACGAACCTGTCTGCCGGACATTCCCAGATTGCTTTCACAAAAGTCGTTCCAGCTTTTACAGCCGAGCGTTTTGTATGCCTTCCGCTCCAGAAGGGTTTTTGCGCTCTTGGCCATGATCCAGTATTGTTCTCTGCCTTCATCGCAAGCCTTCCAGAATTCAGAAATGATGTCGTCTGCCGCGTCTTTGGAAATGGGTGCAAGGTCTTCCATGCTCTCGCCCGCTTTTATAGTACGTCTACGAAGTCATTATCCTTGTTTTTCTCAATCCACTCCCCAACCTTGGACCACTCGTTATTGGTAAGCGGGGTCTGGTCCCCGCCTTTCCGGACCCCAGACTTTGCGACACAGCTACGCACCAGGGAGCCCAATTCGGACTGATCCCGAACGCCGCTCCATTTCTCTATCGAGTTAACGACCTGTGTCTTGGTTTTTGCTTGCGCTGCCCGCACCGCCTTGGCCCGCCCCTCTGTCGTCTTGCGCTCTGCGTTTCGGGGTCTGTTGTTTGCAGCGGAGTTACCCTTGGAAGCTAACGTGGACTTGGGTTTTGGCTTTGCGCCTTCTCCGTCATCGTCTTCGCCTCTTACCCCGACGTTGGCGATAGCTGCCAGCGTGTATCTCCGCAGGTATGTAATCGCTGATCCCATAGATTGCGGGTTTCGGTGGTCAGCCACCAGGCTGATACCGGAGCATATCCATTGCCCAGACTCATGAACGAGCATGGTCTGCAACTCTGTTTCTTTTGGACCCGGAACCACAATTTGCGTAACCGCGATTCCGTTCCTTGACAGCGGCTCCCGGCAGGCATCTATGACATCGGCCAATTCGGCGTAGTCACTTTCGTAATACGGGTTTCGCCCAGAGGTTTTGGCGTGTCCTATTTCAGCCTGCGCCTTTGCCAGCGCTCCCGCTATCTTGTCCAGGCTTTCCGAAAACCTCTTCGCAGGCGGCGGCGAATTCTTGCAATCCTGTTGGTGGGGTTGGGTAGAAGACGCGATATTCGGGGTGGACTCGTGCTCCTGGCGGGACGTTCCCTGTGGCTTTGATGTGGTCATAAATGGGTGTTTTCCTTGAGACGCTGATACTTATACATTCGGCCATGTTCTCGATACACCAATCGGCCAGTTCTCGTTCGTCGATGATCTCGACCGTTTCTTTCCTCTTGCGATATCCGACCCTCCCACAGTCGAGGTCGATGGACGACTTGTTTCCTGGCTGTCGGTCAATGAGCCTACTGGCGGCCTGAACGAAGTCGGCACCGAACTTGTATTCAAGCGATGCCATTCGCCCCTGTATCTGTCGGAGTCGCCTCTGTGCCTGCTCTTTGATTGTCTCCATCATGGCCATGTCTTTGCGTAATTCAGACAGATACCAGTTGCACATCGACTCATCGTCGGTGCCCCAGTTCTTTTCGTGCCTGGCCTTGTTCTCTTGTACCTCTTCCACAGCGGCCTGCAGAATTTCACCAAGAGTCTCGCTCGGTTCGCTCATATCTTTTTCTATTACTTTGACTTAAGCCTAAGCCTCTGCCAGGAAAGCGGGTCTCCAGACCGATCCACAACGTCCAGAACGACGTGAATCAGGTTTGAGGCCATTTTGTTCTTGCTGGTGGGGGTTGGCTGCCTCTGGGCAAGGCTCTCCACGCGCTCTTCTAGTTTTACGGTTTCTTTGGTTCGTCCAAGGTAAAGTGGCATGGCGAGAATATAGCCAATCTGTGGGGAATGTCAACAGGCCACAAAGTCCGTCATGTTCCCGTCACTGACGGGAAGTTGACGAAGCACGGCGCCGTCACTGACGGGAAGTTGACGGCGGGACAATAGGCAATATGGGCAACATGGGATATATGCGAGTATTCACACAGCGTTGCGCCTTTTCACGCCTCCTCATTTGCCCTCATGCGGTCTGACGTGCAGCCTGTCAGTCCTGACCATGGTCCTGACCCTTGCGGAATTTCTAATCCGAATTTTTTCTTGACATGCTAGAGTTTATCCTGGCAGGGGCCCGGCCACTTCGATGGGCGGGGGGACACATACCATTGAGTGGGAGCAAGGACGCTCCAGCATGCCGAAAAAACCGACTCCGACATATTCATCCAGCCCGTTCGTCGTAAAGCGAACAGACGGCAACGCCGTCGCCATTCACATGGACGTAGATTCGCGTGCGTGGGAACAGTGGTTCTTGCTGTCCTCGGATCGCCACCACGACAATCCTCATACAAACGAAGAACACGAAAAGTTACATCTGGACCAAGCCCTTGAGCGCAACGCAGGGATCTTGGATTTCGGAGACCTGTTCGATTGCATGCAAGGAAAATTTGATCCGAGGCGCCGGAAGCAGGATTACCCGCCCAGGTATCTCGAACACCTAGCCGATGGCGGCAACACCCCTTACCTGCAATGGCTCATTGACGACGCATCGGAGTTCTATTCTCCTTACCGACACCTGTTCTGCATGTTGG